TCAAGCGTCTTTCAAAGACCTCAAACAGTTTCTTAGGTTGATGGTGCCGGTGTAGCTGTCCTTAGTTCCCACATTGACTTCATCATCGTAGGCGGTACTAGTTGTGTCTGCATCGGCAAGTTGGATCTTGACGCTGTCGTTTGAAAATTTAGTGGCACCGTCAACAGTCAGGGTACCAATCCGTTTCAAACTTGGATTTAGAATTAAATATTGATTGGTTAAAGCCATCGGTTAACCTCCTTGTTTTAGTTATGTAAAAAGGCCACCCCATTGGGAAGCCTTTAAAGTGTTGCTATAATAGTTTAGGTAGGTATTTAAGTGTCATTTTAGCGTCAGCTAGGTCACCAACCATAGTTACCCCGTTAACACCCGGCTTTAATTGCGGATAATCAGTTGACCAGACTGGTGATACCAAGCGCCCATTGACGGTTACGGTATCAGTCTCACAGTCCATGACAATCTCTTCACCTGCATTGGCAATATAAGTGGGTTCATTAGGTTGTGGCTGGTTATGTTGCCAGACTTGTAAATCGGTTAGGGTCATATAAGGCGCCATGTATTGTACATTGTCAATATCTTCCGTGATAGGCTGTTTGAGGAATGTTTGACCAAACCCGCCTAAGGCTGACTCATATTCATTGTTAGTATCTACCCAGCGACCGCTCGCAATTAAATACCTGTTTGCATTGCGATAAGGCTGGCCGTCATAGAGACTATATTGATGCAATTCCCACGTATAAACGTTACCGGCTTTCGTCAAGTCCATAAAGACCCAAGAACTGGTTAAACAGTCTACTTCTTCACGGTTGACCACCGTTACATACTTACTATTAACTAATGAACTCTTATTAACAAGGTCACTGTAGTGGGTATGATACTTTCTAAAAGCACCACTTGGGCCATAGCCCCAGTAAAGCGTCTGGTGGTCATCATCATCAAACGTACTCCCCGGCTTACACAACTGTAGCGCCACATAGGTCTGACCACCTTGCATATGGTCACCGATGACAAACCGGCCAATCGTATTACCACTGGCATCGAGTAATGAAAATTGTGCTTTACCCATCGCTCGGAAGTTATGCGTGCCCCAATATTTCATATGATGTAACCCAGCACGGACACGATAGTTGGTTAAGGCATTGGTCATCCCAGTATACCGATAAGTTGGGCCTAGCCAATTTCCATCAAGTTGATTAGTTGGCATCTTACCAAAGTCTTTGCCACCATTAACATAGGCCACTCTCATGACCGTTGTATCAGCATTAATCTCAGCACTACCTTGATAATTGTACTTACCATCGGTCTTAATACCGCTAATGGCATTGGCATCGTTAGTCCACATCGCCATACTAGCAATAGGGTCATCAATCACGTGAACATCGGGTTGAACAGCATTAGCTTGGTCGTTAGGCGTTTCCGGCCCTAAACCAAATTGACCACCATTGAGATTAAAACCAATGTATTTTAACGGCCGTTTAGGCACAACCTGAATAACTGGGGCTGTTCGTGCGGTGCCATCAACAGTAATCGTGTTTAAGCCATTATTTAAGGGCTTCTCAACCTGTGGTAAGTTCGCCCTGGGATCAGACTGCACAAAGGTAATGGTTAGTGTAGCGTCCCACGCCCCCTGGTTAATGAACTGTGGATCGCTAATCGCATTAATATGCCCCCAGTAAGTCACTTTGGGTTCAAAGCCAAAGACTAGTGGGTACTCTTTACCATTATCACTTGGGTCATCACTTAGCAATAAGCCGCTCAAATTATGCATAATCTGATTGTATTTGTCCTGACTGCCACGAGCGATAATAGTTATTGGAATACTGATTGTCCGACTAGTATAGTCCATACCATTAAATTGATTGCCATACATGGCGGGAATATCGGTTGCTTGCTCGGCCATGGCTGGTGCACTAGGCAGTGCCACTGCTCCCATAATGGCTTGCAAATCATTGCGGCTATTTAAGCCAGCATATTCAAAATCATTTTTATTCAAAACAGACAATTATATCGCCATCCTTGTTTAATTTTAACTATGTAAAAAAAGAGCCTTCTAAGGCTCTTCAATATATTAATACTAATACCCCATCATTTGACTATATTGTGACGTCTTCTTGGTATTTGACTTGACAGCATTAACCACGTCAGAGTTGGCAACAACTGCTTTAACATCTCCTTGGCCAGTGACCAAAGCATCTAGTGCAGCTATAACCCGATGTTTGAATGCTTCGTCGGAATCAATCTGGTTGTTACCGGTGTTTATCACATTAGTGCCATCTTGAGCTCCGAACTTAGCCATTATCTGTTGCATAATTTGGTAAGCCCGTGAACGCTTAGATAAGTCCATCGGAACTATGGCTTCCGGCAAGTTGCCTTCAAATAATTTGTAAACGCCTGCTTTGTTTCCAAAGCCACCATTCTCAAATCCTTTAATATAGCGATAAACAGCTGACGCTTGATTTTCACGAAGCCCACCGGTGCCATTCATAGCACCGCCTGATTCCCACGTTGCAAAGAATTTATATGCGGCTTCTGTTGGATTGGTCATACGTAGAACAGATTTTAACAAACTACTCTCACCGGGCTCGTTAAGAGCGTAATTAATTTGGCCAGTAGCTGAGTCCCATGCGTATCCATGTTTTCTAAGCCAGCTTCTTAATGCTGTTTCACGAGTGAACGTCCATTGCCCCAACCCAGTACCATGATCAAGTGGATCAATGGCAGTAGGGGTCAAGTTTGATTCGATAACCCAATTTCCTAGAACACCGGCAATACCACCATTATTTGAAGCGGGATAGCCATGTTTAAATGCTCTAGCCAATTCTCGTGCACGGGAAGCAACACTACCGGACAGCTTAATGTTGCCAACTCCTCCACCGAAGTTGTCAGCTAAATCAGAAATAGCTTTCGCAAATCCCTTTAAAGCTCGGTCAACTAGTCCTTTACCTAAATCATGGCCGATTGAACCGACTCCTGGAGTTTTGGTTGGATCAAATTTCTTTAAAGCCATTGACTTTAAAGTTTTCAATGGGTGAGTTATCTTAGACAATGCATCCATTGCTTTATCACTAACGCTGTCGAAGATAGAAGTAGCACCGCTCTTAATTTTCTTTAAAAACGACGCGATGTCAATAGTGCCTTTAGCATAGCCAGGAAGCGTATGTCCTAGGCCACCGTTAAAAAGCTTAGCAGTATCACCAGCATTAAGAATCTGATCACCAGGTTTAACATTAACCACTTCAGCACCATTCATACCTAGAAATGACACTTTACCATTGTCTCTATCAATTTTAGCCTCGACACCGCCTTCACCAACTAAAGCTCTAGCAGTGCCAACAATACCGCCGGAAGCATGGGCTTCTATGCTTACTGGATTATATCCAGATTGATAAGCGCCAACATTGATTGGTTTAATACCAAATCCTTTAACTAGATTACTAAAGAAACTAGTAATGTTTTTCCAAATACTATGAATACCGGAGCCTTGCTTATCGGCAGCTTTCATGGAGCCGTTGGCTTGCTTAACAGCATGCCCCAAAACACCTTTTGACTGTGAATTGGCCTGATCAACTACCGAACTGTTTTGATCCTTAGCATGTTTAACAACTTGTGATCTTTGCTTATCTGCGTCACCAGTAGTGTGCTTGTACTGACGATCCGCATGTTGTTCAGTTTTGTTTTCCTGCTCTAAAGCGTTGTCAATTGACTTTTGTTTTTGGTCCTTAGCTTTACTAATAATAGCTGCACGTTGCTTCTCGGCATACTTAGAATTACCAGAATATTGATTTTTAGCAGCATCAACTGTTTTACTATACTGGCGCTTTGCTTGACTGATTGCCTCGCTAGCTTGTCTTTCAGCTGCTTTTATAACCTTATTGTGTTGCTTTTCAGCCGCAGAAACACGATTTTTGTATTCTTGGTCTGCCAGCGAGACTGTCTTTTTGTACTCTTTATTCGACTGTGAAATAGCATCATTTGCTTGTTCACGAGTGATTTTCCCCTTGCTCTTGGCAAGATTTCTCAAAATATCATTCTGCTTATTAGCAGCTGACTTTATCTTTCCCGTTAAAGTTGTGTGTAAACGGGCTTCTTGTGCAGTAGTTTCCGTTGCACTTTTAATCCGGAGTTTATCAAGAGCGGCTGACTTTTTGTTTTCTTCAGCCTTAATAGCTGTTTTCTTTTTAGACATGTCTTTCTGAACAATAATCGAGTTGGCACCAAACCGTCGTTCGTCAGATGCTATTTTAGCATCCCAGCTAGAACTAGTTTTTCTCTCGCTAGCATTCCATTTACTAATAATACTTGCTTTTTGCTGCGCATAATACTTCGCAATAGCATTGCGATCAGAAGCTGACATTTTTTCAAAACGATTTGTCTCACTATCATTCTTTTTAATTGAAGCTAATTGCTTTTTATACTCCGCATCGGTTAGCATACCCGCTTTATGAAGTACGTTCACATCATTTAAATCTTGCTTTTGCTTTTTAGAATAATAGGAACTATACGCCTTTCCTAGATCACTAAGTGAGTGCTTAGTGGACTCTGTCTTAATCTTGGGAGCTTCAATGGTCTTCCCTTTTAGCGCATCACTAATTCTTTTAACAATCGTATTTGCAGTTTTAGTACCGCCAACACCATCACCAATGCTTGCTCCTAACATTGCTCCCGCGGCTGTTCCTGCTCCCGGGATAACACTTCCAAGGGCTGCACCAATGCCGCCCCCAATAAGTGTTCCAGCTGTTTTACCAGTTGCTTTATATTTATCAGACGCCTTACCGGAGCTAACTGCTTTCGCAATGCTACTACCAGCGTCCCAAGCAGTCATGGCTAATCCAGCACCATTGATAATTCTTGTACCAATTGTTCCTCCTAGCAATGACCATTTACTGCTTTTAGCAATTTTTTCAGTGTTCTTTGCTTCAACTGATATAGAGCTTAAATCAGCGCCTATATTCCCAGCCTTTCTACCTTTAACTCCCCGATAACCAGTTCCAATATTTTCTTCACTGGCCGTACTTAGTTCAGCATTAGTTTTAAGAACCGCGTTTTGTTCTTCTAAAGCTTTAGTTTCTTGTTTAATTCCTAGAACTTTTTCAGCCCAGCTAACAGTATCACTGATTTTTTTAAAAGTTGACAGAACTGAACTAGTCTCTTTGACGGCTTTACTTGTTAACCACCATGCTGCTCCAAATTTTGCAATGGTTTCTGTGTGCCCACCAACCATACTGAGTAATGGCTTTAAAATCGCATTGGTTATTTTAAGCGATTCAATTAACGTTTCAAATCCCAGGCCGCCCAAGTTTTTGACAGTTTTGAAGAAATTAACAATTTCCGGAGCGTTTTTGGCAATGGAGTCAGAAGCTTTGGTGACACCCTTGGCCAAGTTATCCATTGCATCATTCATTGCTTTTGGTGCCGACTTGACATCAAAAGCTTTAGCAAAGGCTTTAGTAATCGTGCTAATACCTTTTTCTGCCGCTACACCGACCTTATTAAATTCCTCGTCAGTCCGTTTATCAGATACCCATTTTGAAACCGCGCCATAGATTGGATTTTGAGCGGTTAAAATCGGCTTTTCAATGTCACCGATTAAAGCTGGAACACGTGCCTTGATCGTTCGTTCCATACCAACCATCGTATGTAACATGTTGTCGGCGGCTTTATCGTATTTTCCGGATCCAAGTTGATTAAACGTATTTTCAATATCTTTAGCAGATATTTTTCCTTCTTTAGCCATCTCACTCAAATCAGCAACTGTTACCTTACTACTTTTGTGAGCCTTTTGGGCGCTTGTCTCTTGTTGAGCAGCATATTGCGAGTTAACCTTAATAGCTTGCTTAATTTCTGCATTAGTCACTTTGTGCCCACTTGCAATTTGCTTGCTAAAAACTGTAAATTGCTGGGCACTGACAATACCTTTTTGACGATATGTTTCTAGGTCAGATAAACTATTATTTGTTCCATAATGCATTCCTTCAAACATCAAGGTCATTTTTTTGTTATAAGCACTTACGGCTTTAGCAGCACCTTTACCTGTTGAAGCAGCCGTATCACCCGTCTTTTTTAATCCAGATTCATACTTGGCTAATTGTTCACGGAACATCGGGAAATACTGGCTAATTTGGTTTAACATACCAGCGTTTGCTTTTCCCCGTGACAGACCGTTAACCATGTCTTGTGTAACTGCTTGTATCTGTTGTTTATCTAATCCAACCGCATCCGACATGTTTAGCATGGATTTGGTTAGTTCATCTGATTCTTTTTTATTGGAATGTAAGTGATAAAAGCCTTGCTCTAATTCATTTACAACATCTACGGCTTGACCGGTCTTAACAGATAAGTCATTGATCGTTTTAACCATTGCGTTAGATTTGCCAACAGTGCCAGTTAAAGTCAACCAAGTGGCCGCCATCTTCTGCTGCTCTTTTTCATATTCCATACCAGCACTAATAGCTTCGTGAATATGTGAAGTGATTGATTGAAAAGCGCTCGTAATACCATTGGCAACTAAATGAGCACCCAGAATTTTGCCAAATAAATGATTGGCCTTATCTGCGTGCTCGTTTACTCTATTTAGCTGGCTAATGACTGACGTTAATCCTGACTGTGGCTTTTTGCTTAATTGTTCATCAAGCTCTTTCATCTTAGTCCGAGTTTGGGCAATTTTAGCGCCTAATTCGTTCACCCTAATCTGTTGTTCTTTGAACTCTTTAGAACTGTTACCACTAGCACTCGCAATCTTATTCAGTCTGTTTTGCTCAGCCTCTAGCTGCTTGTTAAGCTCATTATAAGACTGATGTAACCCGCTAGCCTTAACTTTGTTGGCTTCAAACTCGTGGCCTTCGGCTTTTAGTTTAGCTACATATGAGTCTGTTACTTTGGCTGATATTTCGGTTGCATCTTTTAATTGTAAGACACCACTTTTTTGCAGATCAAGTGACTTCTGTGCTCGTTCTTGTTGCCCCTCTAAACTGGCGATTGAGCGCTTGGCAGCGTTAATCTGATTTTCATATTTAACATAAGCTTCTCGGCCTTTTTGAGTGGTTTGGTCTAATCCGTTTTGCTCGCTTTTGAGACGCTCAATTACTAATCGTTGTGCTTCAATAGCTCGACCAGCATCTTTGACTTTACCCGCATAGGCCGCCATAACACCTTCACCTGAACGAATTTCAGCAAAGTTAGCTTGCATACCAGATTTTAGTAATTTTGCTTCATTCTTTATTTCTCGCAACGTGCGAGTCATGCCACCATCGTCCATGTTAATTGCGAATTCGTAGCCTTGAATTTTCTCTGTTGCCATACTTTGCCTCCTTTACAACGCACCGATTTGACGTGCTAATTCGAGCGGATCTTGAACACGGTCTTTACGTGACTTTGCATTCAATGCTGTTTGCATTTCACTAAATGAGCTTTGATAAAAGTCACTAGGCAATATACCTTGTGAAATCAATTGATTAGCGATGTAATCAATATCCTGAATAAAATTATCAAGTTGCCAAATCATTCTGGCTTTGGCAATTTTGGGTCTTCTTCCTCTTCCTGATCGTTGCTGTTGCCTACAGATGGTAATTCTACTCCCAAGAATTGTTTTAAACAGTCATTAAAGAAGTCATATTCGTCGCTAACCGAAAATTCCATGGACATGACACGTTTCTTTTGCGAAGCATTTAGTTCCAATAAATCACAGGTCGTTTCAGCCACAACCTTTGCAAGCTTAGGTGTTAATTCGACTACACCTGTAATGCTGTCCTCAGTTTCTTCAGTAGTCTTGATGAACTTCTTATATGCTTCGGCCATTTTTTCAACATTTTGACCACTATCAATCAACGTATACTGCGTGCCCGTCCCAATTTTCTTGCCATCAAATTTAACTGATTTTGCCATTATTTATATGCCCCTTTGTGTATTGTTTATTATCATTTATTGTGAACCCGTGCTTAGAATGCGCTTCTCAGCATGTTTAAAAGCCGCCCCTAGCGGTATTGTGGATTTATTTTAGGCGACCATAATTATCATTTATTACTGGTTAGCGCAGATGAGTCACTATCAGTTTTACTAGTCTGTGAGCCTGTGTCAGTTGTAGCTTTATTGACCACTGGTGCCGTTACTCGCGTTTTTATAAAACGTTTGTCCAGGGAATACAGCGTCAAACATTGCTTGCTTATCAAATTTAGGATCTGACTCAGCATATACCTTGTATGGTTGGCCGCTGAATTTATCATAGTTCAAGGCGGTAAATGTCAAATTATCATCGTCACGAGTTTCAGCTGTATCCGTGTTTGTTTGAATGTTCTGGCCAGCTTCGTTAAAAATCCCACGACCAAAGCAGAAATAAACAGCAGTACGTGTCACTGGTGAACGTGACTCAATAATAAGGCCAGCTTCAACGGGTGTGTCAGAATCAATGTAACCACCTTTACCATCTGATACCCGGCCTAATAGTTTTTGCTTGACGATGAAATTAATTTCATTTGCGTCGATTGCCACTGACGGTGCCGAAGGTGGATTAGAAACGTCCACAACTTCATTGTTGCCAGTAATCTTAGATACCGTCCCAGATAGCCCGGTAATGTTAGCAGTCTTAGTACCCAAGTTACCGTTTGCCTTGCTAGTATCAATTTGATAAACACCCGTCGCTGATAATCCTTTATCCGCATCAATAACTGTTGAACCATCAGTATTCTTGATGCTGGTGTATAACATATTTAAACCTAACGTTGCCATTTAAATGGCCTCCTTTATATAATTAAATTTCAAAGTGTTCGTGATACTTTCTGAATCTGGTGTTAATGTCTGGCCGGCATCGCTATAACAACGAATATCATTGGTCAATAGCACTTGTTTTAACCCGGCTTCGATGGCATCCATATCGCCCAAGCAATCTTTAGGATAATAGAGCTGTATCTGAGCTTGCTTCGTCGATTGGAATGGAATCCCGTTGCCATAATCTTGACTACGCTCAGGTAACCCACTGATTACTACAATAGGCTCGTCAGTTGAAGTATCGTTAGTTGGAATAAAAAAGCTATGGATATGTTCCACAGCTAGTTCTGGTATTTCATTAATATTTGCAACAATTATGCTTTTAATAAAAGCTACCGGCGTCATTTGCCCACCTTCTTGTCCATAGCAGTCTTTAATTGTTCAACAACTGCCTTGCCAACTTGGCCTTTTGCTTCACGCTGAGTAGTCTCCCAAAAGTGTTTCCCAGAAACATGGCTGTGTTTGGAACCATTACGGTCAACGACGTCCCAGCCATCATTTCGAAAACGTGCAATGTACCCTTTTTCACCTTTGGCTGTAAAGCCAACGTTAACCGAGCCATTAGGATGATCTACAGCAATTAATGAGTCACGTAGATGTGCTTTCTCAGCATGACCATGTACCTTGCGTAGTTTTCCCAAAGGAATCTTAGGCTTCATAATTTTAATGAACTGATCTGCTCCAGCTGCATTAGCTTTAAGCTTCTCTTCACGTCCAAAGCCTTCCGCCATAGTATCTAAAATATGTTCAAATGAGTCTGCATGTTTAATCTCATTCGCCACGCCCAATCACCACCTTATGACAAGTTATCAGGTCAAAACCATCTGGTGGCAAACCATCATCGTAAGCCACATCATCAATCTGGTAAACATCCTGATGATTGCGTCGTAATTGCATGCCGGTAGTTATTTTTAGATTATGACGCACAAAGTAAACGGCATTCTGTTGCGAGGTGTCACCATTTAACGCTAACCTTTGCTGAAACGACAATGACCATTCGCCGGCGTACAAACTGAATTGAGGGACAAAATCAGTAATAGGATTACCCGTATTAGGGTTAACTTTTCCAGTAGCTGCCTGAGTTCCAAACTCCAATCTAAAATTCATTCGTGCAGGATTAATTGCTTTCGTCATTTGTCCCCGCCTCATATTGCTTTTGACTGTACAACCCTCTGAGTTGACCAATGATTGAGTCCACGACCAGATCAACTGGATTAACAGCGATGGCTGTAATCGATGTTCGATAAGTCCAATATGAACCAGCTAAGGCGTAAACAGCCGTTTCAAATAAGTCATTCACGCCTTCCATTTCATAGAACCCCGTAACACCATTTTCATCACCAATGGCCTGTTTGATGTAGCTAGTGGCTGCAGACAAGTAACCTGTTAGCAGCTCATCGTCATCATTCCCATCAATTCGCAAAGATGATTTCAATGTTTTTAAATCAGCCGCCACTTTAATCACATCCTTGCTTAGCCGCCCAGATTGCCACTGTACTGTGTATTTATTGGCGACATAGTTGGCTAATTACTTCCCGTCAGTCGTTGTAGCAGCACTCGCCGAAAAGTTGGCCGTTTGGTCAGCAATCTTACTGAACGAACCTGCAACAAAGGCTTCCGTATCAGTTGCTTCAACATCAAAACGATCAATTACACGAATCTTAGTTTGATCCTTTTCAAAGGCGCCAGCTCCGATATTAGTCGTTAACAATGACGCATTTTCTCGGTCAAATAAAGTAACCGCTTGTGATAAGTCACCGTAATACAATGGATAAACTGGTGCCGCTGCCGTCCCAGTATTTGGCAACCACTTGTCAGCAATCATAACCACTCGCTTACCGCGGACAAGCATGCGGTCCGGCTGGGTTGGATCTGGTTGCAATAGGTAATTTCCCATAGCGTCCTTAACCTTGCATAACTCATTGCATCCTGACGTGTTCGTCAACAAGAACGATGTTGCCTTAATTGCTGGGTCAACAGCCGTGTTGATCATATCAATGATGTCATCAAACTTAGCTAAGGTTGGCTTCTTTGGTGCGTTGTTCATGGCTTCGATGATCTTAGCGTTGCGGGTAACGACAACCTTCTTGGCAATCCATTGTGATAACCAAGCTAGAATATTATCAGCAGTATCTTTGAGCAACGAATTAGTAGCCGTGGTAATGCCAGAATAACGATGGATTGTGTATTTGATAATGGACAAACGTGGATCATCGTTGTCACCAATCGTGGCTGTTTCATCATCTAAATCAGCCAGCGGAGTAACGTCGGTCCATTTTTCCCACACACGTGAACCCGTTTGTGTCGTAACGGCTTCCCGATTAACATACTGTTGTAATGAGTCGTATTGGCGAACCAGCGTATTGATTGCTGTTTGAATATCTTGAGGGATAGTCAAACCAATTGCATTGCCACTTTCGTCGGTAGAAGAAGTTACCAAGTTCATAACTTTCGGGTCGCCTTTAATCATACCTTGGAAGTTCTTAATGAACTCAGCTTTGATGTCTTTTTCATTATCATCAAGTGGGGTCTTTTCCTTATCATTCATGTTGGCAATTTCTTGCGCCTTACGTTCTTCTTCCAATTGTTCATGTAAAGCATCACGCCGGGCAACCGCATTGTCGCGATCTTGTTTCATTGCTTTAAATTTTTCTTGATCAAAGCTGTCGTCAAGGACAGCTGCGTTTAACTTGTCGTTCAAGTCTGACACCTTTTGCCCTTGGGCAATCCAAGCATCATTAATCGTGTTAATATTAGCCATTAGTTGGCCTCCTTTTGATTTTTTCCAAATAAAATAGCCAATTTGCTGTTTCGTAATTCAGCAGATTGACTATTAGTAGTATTTTCTTCTTTAGACGGCTTAGTTTTATCCTTATCTACCTTGTAAATTAGATTCATCAGCTTGTTAACTGCAGATTTAGGTGGAATGTGTGAAATAGCGTTCACCGGTTGTAATTGTTGATCATTAGCAAACATAATTTCGTCAGCAAAGCCTTTATCGACGGCATCGCTAGCGGTTAACCATGTTTCATTTGCCATTAATTGTAGCAAGTCAGCTTGATCCATGCCGGTTTTAGCCTCATAAGCGCTGGCAATTGATTGATCAATGCCATTTAAAATACTGGCTTCATGTTCCAGATCGTCAGCATTTCCGGCTGGTTGTGACCAAGCCTTATGGATCATAATCTGAGCAGTTGGTGAAATATTAATATGATCACCAGCCATAGCTACCACACTCGCCGCACTAGCGGCTAATCCTTGAATATTAACCGTTACGTTGCCGGCATAGTTCTTTAGCATAGTATAGATTTCACTAGCCGCAAAAACGTCCCCACCATTGGAAGCAATATCAACTTCAAGTGCTTCATCATCGCCGTCGTCATCGTCAGTGTTGCCACTGTCATCATTTAAAATGTCAGCAACACCCGAAGGTGATACTGCTGGCATTCCAAAGAACTGATAGAAACCGGCTGTTTGATCATCAACAATATCGCCTTTAATCATCACTTTCTTTGTCATCATTATCACCTCCTTTTCCCGATTGAATCACAACTTGTTGTGTCGTTGGATTCTTAGCATCAGGCATTTCATCTGGAAAATAACCAGTCTGCTGTAGTAACCAAGTTGCTTGATTATTAGCAATCGTGCCATCTTTAGCTAGCCCTGATAGGGTGGCTGCAAATGAGTCTCCCAATGGGTCTACAGCAGTCCGTATATTGGCCGTAATCTTAGCATTAAGCTTATTATCCAGTTCAGCTAAAATCGCCTGTAAATAGCGATTAAGGGCATTGGTGTACATGCCTTTAATTTGGTCAATATTACTTTGCTGGTCACCTTGGCCATTTAAATAGCTATCAGGAATGCCGAAAACTTTAGCAATTTGCTTACTCGTCCAATCTGTTTGGCTTAACAGCTTAGTAACATCGGCTTTCATTTCTAGTGGCTTATAATCTTCAAGTTGATCAATAACTACCGGGCCACCGTTTGAACTGTTCACCTGTTTCATGAAGTTACGTGAGCGGCTGGCCTTCATCTTCTCACTTAGCAGCCCACCGTGCTGAATAGATAGAACGCCAGGAGCACTAATTGAACGTGCCAATGCAGCCAACGTTAAACTGTTAGACGAACTTTTGACTTGTAACTCATTCGATAATGCTTTTAACGGACTGTTACCCGTCATACCGCCATCGGTACTAGCCCAGCGAATATGAATCATGTCAGACTGTGGTACATATTGAAGGACACCCAAATTAGGCTCGTCAAAAGTAACCGTATAGGTTAATCCACTGCCGTCATCCAATAAGTAGGTTTGCACTTGGCTAGGTCGCAAATATTCCCAGCGCAGATCTAAACCATTAGGATTACGCCAGCGATAGGCAAAGCATTCACCACCCAATAACAATTGTGAATACATAGACTGCCAAAACGTGTGCCCGTTAGCTGTCGTGCTAGGATTGTTTAGAATTCCTTGTGCTCGTGGCATATTAGCCATTAATTGTACCGTGGCTAAGTCTCCAGATATTTGGTTAACTGCTGAATAAATGTCCGAATTTTCTAAAGCGTCTTTGGCACTAACATACTCATTATCGCCAGTTGGTGACAAAAAATTAACGATATTATCGTCATCTACTGGCACGCTTTGAATACTAACTGAATTTTTTATTGCCGTTGGTGGTTCAAAAAAGGGCATTATTAATCACCTCCTTTTTGGCCAGCTGTTACGACTTCCGAAAGCCAGCCAACTAAAAATAAAGCTACAGCAATTGCTAGAACGCCTTGTGCCTGTCCAAATAAAAATGCTGCATACACTCCAGCAATCATGCCTAGAATGAAACACAGCACATCAAAGTAATGCCAGATAGTCGCAAAAAATTGTTTAAAAATCATCAATATCATCTCCTAACAATCCTGATTCTGGGTTATTAAACCATTCGAGAACTTGTTTTTCGTTCATACGTTCGACCTGTTTATCAGGATTGTTTACGTCTGAAAAGTCTTCAAAGTGATACATGGCTTGGAATAAGGCGTCAATTAACGCGTCTACCACATCAATCTTCAATGTGGCCTTAGCTTTATCGACTTGAATGCCAATTTTGTCTTCATAAATTTCAGCATTTAGCAATGCCTTTTCCATAATTCGATCATCAAAGCGGTCTACCGATCCTTCAACAAACATTGTCTGCAAAAACTTAGTTGGATCTTTCAATTCACTAGTCCGTTGCCGAATTGCTTGCAATGGCCAACCAGAATTTAAATCCAATTGCTTGATTGTAGGCGTTAGTCCCCACGCGTCATAACCAAAGAAAACAACTTCCAGTCGATGCCGCTCAACAAAGTTAAGTAACCACTGATAAACTTGCTCGTCATTGATGAGTCCTTGAGGATGGCTACTAATTGTGCAAAATCCCTTTTGAGCTAAGTCCAGATAATTAATACCGTCTTGCTTTTCTTTAGCTTCAATCGAACCAGCTTTCTGCCAGGGAATAAAGCTATGCTGATAAATAAACCATCGTGGCTTGTCATTGTTATCACGATAAGGGAATACAAACGCTAGCGCCGTGTTATCACTAAACATCGAGTAGTCAAAGCCAATATAGACTTGCCGATCATCAAAACTAAACGATGGTATAATAGCTCGCTCAACGTCAGGCAGTTTTAAGAAGCTGTCGGTCGATTGTTCTAGCCACAAGTTAAGGTTTTTGTTTTGGAAATCGTTGAGTGTGCCCGACAAAGCGTCAGAGTCACGCTTATCTGTCAAGCCGTTCAGCAACACTTCTCGTTGGCTCGGCAAATCTAGTAAGGGATTACTTTTAACCCACATATCAGGCTTATAAGTTTCGTCAAGATTGTCCTGCGACCAAATAAGACCCAAATATGTATCAGCATCGCGCAAATAATCTTGTTCCATGGCTTGCTGAATCATACGCTCATCATTGTGAAACGGAACAGTGGGATCAGGATATGCCGTTGAAATTTGAATAAATTGCTTATTGCGCACCTTAACTTGGCCCGAAACAATTTTAGAAATCTTCTGCCGTGTCTTAATTTCACCAATTTCATCAAAAATAGCAGTTGTGAAATGAAAGCTATCGTACTGACCAGCTTCGTGACTGATTGCTCGCAGTTTGTTGTTGTTACTGCTCATAACAACTTGATCAGATTGAGACGACAATGTACGAGTATCTAGTCCACTATCAGCTATCAATGACTTAAATGGTTCAATCGTCGCAATCTTAGCAAGCATTGACTTAATGTATCCCAGAATCTTGCTCGTTTGTTTGTAATTAATCGATGAAACTAAATAGTCTTGGTTAGATAGTCCCAATGACTCAATTAAAAAACTATAGGCAGTGATAATCGCCATAAGATAAGTTTTACCCTGGCCATTCAACCTCGCGCAACTGAAACTATAGCCCGTGAGAATCGTTTGCCACCGTCATCATTACGCCAGCCAATTAGCATAGCCATAATGAATTTCTGCCATGGCATAAGCTTAGTCGGTTCGCCTGTATCAACATTCGGACAGATAGAAGCAAATTTAAGCACTTGATCCACTCGTTTTACCGAGTAAGTAAACGGAAATTCAACGCTACCTTGTCGCTGCAAGTCTCTTATATGGCGAAAAGCCGCCAACTTAATCAAATAGCCGGTAATCACCTTCTCATCGAGGACATCAAAGGCATACTTTGTGCCCGGATCGGTATATTGCTGGCGAACTTCTGAACAATCTAACGTTTTATAAACTCCAATAACATCATGGGTTTGGGTTAAATCAATGCGCAAATTAATCACCTCCTTTTAAACATTTCGTTAACAAGTAGTCTTTTTTAACCTCCCAAAAATTCCTTCATACGGTCAGCGACGCTTCGCTCGTCTTTGTGGTCATCTAAGTTTAACTTGAGCAAATCACTGCGAGATTTTGGCGATAAGCCTAGTTCAGCACCTAGTTTAGTCAGATTCTTAACGGCTGAATCGTAAATTTGCGTCATGGGATTACGTTTGTAGCCCACGAAGTCTCGACCAATTTTTTTACCGGTCTGATCTTGTAACGTTTTATAGATTGCTTGGACTTCACCATTTTTCTGGATATGTTTATACGCATTGCGATAAATCTCATATTGGGAAGCATATTGCTCTACAAGCCCGCTATCAATGCGCTTAACTGGGGTATTGTCTTCTAAAAAAGGCACTAATCGACGCCAAACGACCTTAGCTTGCCGGCCTAAGTAAGCTGGCGGTGTGCGCGTTAATTGACCGTCGTTGACGTCTTTATCCGCTTTTTTCATTTTATCTGTCTCCTTTCATTATTGGTTGACCCCCCCTACCTAAAAATTTTCAAAAATTGTTTGCGTCACATTTTATTTGCAATGTGTGTGCTCTTCCTGGGACGTGTTAGGGGGCGGGGGTTGTTTTAATAATCATCGTGACTAATTACATTCATAAATTTAAAATTGCTTAAATCGAACGACAAACGTTTATAAATCAATGAGGATTGACCAGTTTGATTCTTCTACCAACTGATAGCCTTTACTTTTTAGAACCTGTTCCAACTTTCTCTTTTGGCCGGGATTAAAGCTGATAAGATCAACATAAGCCTTATCATCATTCTGCAAAGCAGCTGTTTCAATTTCACTCTTAACATGTGCAATTTGTTTATCGGTTAGTTCCTGTTGCATTGCTGATTTAATTACTTCGTGGTCAGGAATCTTATCATATCTATTCGTCATGACTACCACTATCCTTTCTATTGTCCTATCATTTGACTAAGGTGTTCGCGTTTAAGTTCTGATTGCTTGATTGCTTTGACAACTGTTTCAGTATCAACGGTTGCACCTGATTTACCAATGAACTCAAGCGGTGCAATAGACTGATCAAGTACGACGACATCTTCGGCCGTGTGAACTTGCTGACGCCATTGCTTTCTAATAGCGTCCTTTGTCTTCGTATCAACAAAATTGTTAGCATTCACGCAAATAATCCACAGATTAATTGATTCAATATAATATGATTTCAATATCTTCACTCCTTATCCATTAACACAACGATTGCTGATACATCATTGATCGGCGTTACGCTTTGCAACTCGTTGCCTTGACCAGTGCCATAGTATGATTGCTCCCAGTCCGTCTTAGCACGATGACAACTCCCGCAGATTACAGCTAAGTTATCAACATTAGCTTTCAATGTTTCGTCAAACTCAATCGGTACAATATGATCCACAGTCTTAGCCGGTGTGATAACGCCTTGCACTTTACAGTAAGCACATAAGTAATGGTCACGCTCTAGGACTTGTTGTCTTAGATGTGACCATTGCCTTGTCCGATAGAAGTTGTATTGCTGACGCTTATTTTCATTACGATAACGTGTAACCGTGTTGTACTTGTGCGTGTATTGCTTATCGTTACCACGTGCCCAACGTTGCCGACTAGCCAAGTACTCAGCTTCATGCTCATAGTGTTGCTGACAATAGTGGTCAGGGAACGTGACCATCGCATGGCAGTTAGGATAGCGGCATCTTCTTGTCCTTGGCATATTGCTTTCTCCGTTTCTTTTCCAAACTAAAAGCGCCATGCTGTTTAGCACGACGCTTCATCCATTTATCTAAGTGGGCATCCATCTCCGCTTCTTGTGGCGTGACGTAGCCGTATTTTGTGTTAATCATCTTTGCCATGAGTCGCCTCGTTGCTTGAACAGAATGGATATTGTGCCCCGAATAGATCTAGGTTAACTTTTTCCCAATCATTCTCAATAGCCTCTTTGTCTTCCATATTCATTGTGGTTCCTCCTAATCGTATGTATCAAAAAACTCCCGCCAATAAGCGAGAGCCAGTTTGGAGATTGTCCGTTTTGGAGCTGCGGACGCGTTTAATGTGCTTGGTAGGGATTTGAACCCTACATGGAGCCACCCAATATACGCTGCCAATGGTCTTAAGCATTCCACATACATATACTCTCTCACATGGATGAATTGTGCGCGTCTACCTATTCCGCCACAAGCACGTGTTAGTCAAAAAGACATATCGAAAAGACTAACTTCTTCATCATTGAGTGCCAATCTGCTTGTCGTCTCCGAAGATTTTACCACGAGCTATCAGAGCAGTCCCAATAGCTAACTAATCGCGTTATACAGTTTTAGCCCTCATGAGTGACCATGCTGTATAACTATATCGCCGGTAGGACTCGAACCTACATCCCATTGTGGCTTACCAATTAGCCCACAGCGATTACCAGTCTGTAATTTGGAGGATTACTTCATGCACGTCAATCACATTTGGCATACTACCAATTTAGCACAATTGTAGGGGTCAAAAGTGCACGATTAGTGCACGTTTTTATATTTCATACAATCCAAACCCCTTAGCACAATCGTTAATAAAAGTTTTCTTTAAGTCGAACGCTTTTCGACGGCTAACATTTATCATGTGATTTGCAATTAATCCGTCAATTGTGTACTGCTGGTGTTTCTTAAAATATAGCTCATTTATAATTACTTCTGTATCACGGCCAACGCCGTCTAGACAATCATCAATTACTTCTCGCTGACGCTTCAATGTGTTAATGCGCCGATCATCGTCAATTGTAATGAGCGTATTTAACGCCGTATCTGGGTATTTGTATTGTGCCTTGCCACCTCCAACATTATCATCACGTGGTACAGTTGGATAACGTAATTCCTGTTCACGTTTCTCGATATACTTGTCAATCTTGGGATAGTCACGTAAAATATCTTCAACTTTTCTAATCGTCGTTCGTTTCACTACCAATTCCCCTTTCACTCAACTCCATAATGTCAGCAATGAAGTCCTGGCCAATTTGTGCCTGTTGCTCAGTTGTCAGTGCCGCGTTCATTTCCAGGTTGGCAACTGTGGCTTTCATTTGAATTGCTTTGGCGTATTCGGTGTCAGTCATTTATCTTCCTCCACCGTGTACCCGTCTAGCCACGCGCGGGCAATCAATTCTTGTTCAGCATATCCCCAATCCCAATCATCAAACATTTCGCTTAATCGGTAGTGGTTGGCCTTAAACTCTTCAATCGTATCTGCATACATTCTCGAAATCACTGGTAGTTCGGCATATGCCTTCTTGAAAACGTCATCTGCAATCGCCCAGTGTTCGCCATTGACGCCAGTTGCAATCCAATCACCTATATGCACTAAAAGGTCACCTTCTAGGGTCTTAATGATTGCTCCACCTTTGCCATTAGGCGCTAATTGAAATCCCATGTCATAACGTTCAATCATTTCTGTACTACCATCAAATTGTTTGGCCTTGATAGTGGCCGTTTTACGATAAATTTTAATCATTTGTTTTCCTCCCATAACTTTCGACCACACATGGGGCAATGCCTAATTCGCCAGTCTTGCATGGCGTCACCTGAAACTAATCTATGTGTTGATAGATCAACGTACAAATCCGGATAACCAGGACCGGCTAAATTGTCAATTGGTTTTGACCCCCAAACACTAACATTGTCTAAACGTGATCCATCACTGTGACAATAAGGACATTTCATTTGTCCGCCTCCAATAGCTCCGGGTTCTCGTGCACGTTGCCAATAACTTTGATATTTTCAACACCAGCATTCATGATTTCAGACAACGCATTAGATTCGTATAAATGTGAATGGTATTTCAATTCAAATGCTGGGTAATTGTATTTTATGCACCATTCAATTACATCGTTGTAGTAATTCCCGTCCTCGTTAAAAACTGACACAATGTCACCATCGTATATATCCTTGCCATTCACGTCTTTCAAGCCAGTAAACTGCTCAACAACATACCTACCAGGGAACACAGACTCATCCACTACTCCTCTGTAGGTTCTTTTTTGCAATCTGCCACTTAAACCAATTGTTAATTCTTCAAGCCTGCCCATATAGGCTTGATAAGTTGGCTCAAAATACTTGTTGGTTTCCTTGTCCCACGCTCTAAACTTAATCATCGTCGCCATCTCCAATCATCTGTTAGAACTCGATAGTTCCAGCGCTATCACAATCCATGCTGCAACACCGATAAAAGTAACCCCATGCCAAAATCCGTCTAAGAAGTTTCCAACGATCATGACTAAAATAAATAATGCAATCATGCCAATCCCAATTTTATTTTTGATACTCATATTCAATCCTCCCTGAACGCTTTAAACGCCCGCTTATTAATGTTGTACGGCTCATATTCCTTAGATAATTGCTTACTATCCAGCGTTTTAGCTTTATTTGCTTCGGCGTGTTGCTTCATGCGCCGGTGCTTCCGTTTAATCGTTGAACGTTTCTTAGTGTGTTTAGGCATTCTCGTCCTCCGTAATGTAGTATTTGTTTTCGTCAATCGCGCGAATACGTCTATCAATCCAACTGTTACTCCGTTTTAGCCCCCGAGACGTCCTAGTTTTACCCTGCTTGCCTTCCATGACTAATTTAATGGCATTATACTGGGTACGCGTAATCTCCGTGTAATCGCCTGATACGGTCTTAATTCCAGGCATCTTATGCAAGTTAGCTAGTTTGCCCTTAGGCACGTTATCCATGCTGCCATATCTCGCTTCTAGCTTATGAATTAATTCCAGTTCTTTAAGCCAATTTTTGCTCGCCATAGGCTAACTTCCTTTCAAGCTCCTGCTCGTAATGATCATGTATCTCATTCGTACAATTTGGACATGGTCCAAACATGAAACCATAACTCCCAAGTAGTTGCTGAACAACTTTACTACCATGACATAATTCACAACTCATACACTTCTGACCCCTTCCATATTGTCAAACAGCAATTGACAGCTAGTGTCCTTGGTATATAAACGATCAATTGTTTTGCCATCATACATACTTTCTAATTGCTTACGTGTGTTGTTAGTCGTAATGATGGTTATATGTTTGACTTCGTTATGATCAAAATCACAACGCGCATTCGCCACTTGATACATTAGTGTCTGCAAATCTTTGTGTACCGGCTTGTAGAACCCTTTTTCAGTTGGCTTACCGCCTTCAGTACCAAAATCGTCTAAAACTAGAATATCAACGTTTTGCATGTCTTTTAGAATGTATAGTAAACGTTGACGTACATCTGGCGCATCGTATTTCTCGTTGACCAGCCGTAGCAACTCAGCTGTTGAGACAAACATTGCTGTCTGCCCTACGCTCATTAGCTGATACATAATTGCTAGCGCTAATGATGTTTTGCCAACACCGGGTCCGCCTGCAAGCGCTACGTTGAACTGGTTAGTCTCTAATTGCCTAGCTAACTTAAATGCCTGATTGCCAAGCTCTCTAGCTTTAGCTTGATTAGGCTGTTTATCAACCTGCCAATCATTAAAGCTAAATCGTAGTGGCACACCTCCGGACCAAACTGACATGTGATAGTAATACCGTTTCCGATTAGCAATTACGCCCGCATTCGCCCAATCAATCGTTTGATGATCCAATTCTTCTTTGGTTGGCAACTTAGTCGTGTCAATGCCTCTAGCCGCCACTACTTTCTGAATCGTGGCTTGATTGAATAACTTCGTTACATTTTCCATTAGCCAAACCAGTCCTCTCGTGTTTGTGGTGTAACATTAGTCGGGCGATCCCGTTCAGCCTGACCCATGAGCGTGTCATACTGCTTGCGTAACTTCCCTGCCGACAAAATGTTTGCTTGCCAGAATGAATTATCCTGTGACCAATCTACTAGCCAATCTAATTTTTCATAATCACGATGATCACGTTCGTGTGCCAATCGAATATCATTAGCCCATTTCTGTAAGTTGGGGGCTTTGAAGTCAGGTTGCCGTTGTTTAATTCTGGTCAACAAATGGGCTGCTACTTTGTAGGGTGGATCATCGGGTCCATACTCGGTTTTTGAGTTGGGACGTTTATTATTTGTAGTCTCTGTAGTAGTCTCTGGTAATCTATTGGTATTGGTTGGCCCATTTTGGGCTACTCCATTGGGACATTCTGGTCTATTCGTTGGCCCATTTTGACCCAATGGTTGGCCCTCTAATTTTTCGTAGTTAATGCGGTACCATTTAGTCTTATCAAACCCGGCCTTGTTGTAGTTTCCAGAGATCAAAAACTCGTCTTTCTCAAGGCTTGTAATCGCCCGTTTTAAAGTCTTTATGCTCCAAAAAGGAAATTGTTTATGCCAACTCGTATAGCTGTTGTAAATCCACTTATACCCATCACGTTCGTTGTTTGAACGATTTAGCCAGTAATGGAACTGCTGTAAAACAATTGCTTCGTTTAGACCAACCTTAACGGCCAGCGACGGCAACACCTGTAACGGTGGTTCACTAATTAAAAGGTTATTCATCTATATCACCTCAATCATATAGTAGGCATTCCACCTACCCGGTGTATTAGTCACTGCTGTATTTACCTTTCAAGCCAATTCGTTTTAGTGTTTCTTTATCTAGTTTTATGCCATCTACTGGGACGTGGTATTTTGCACTAAATGCCACGGAGCCAATTTGCTCAATCTCGCTGTGATGGACTCGGCACAATGCCATAACGTGCCGCTTGGTGTGGTCAACGTGTGTTCTGTTCAAGCCGGCTCCGATAACGTCTACATGATGGATATCAGCACGATTACCGCAGATCATGCAAACTCGATGACGGCAACATTGAAACAGATAATATTCTTGCTCACGCGGCAATAGCTTATAGCCTTCCTTGAACGGCACGTGCCACTCAAACATGAAGTCGATGACTAGGTCTAACAACTGGTTAGCATCGCTCACAGACGATTCTGTGGTGTCTGACAGGCTAATCTGCTTGCCAAACGTATATGACTCATATTGCAAATAAAACAAGTTTTTCAAGAAGTCTGTCGGCATACCTGACCACGTATAGATGTCACTAAGCAACGCGAAGAACAAGCGTCGTTGTTGTGGCCTAGCTTTACGTTTGTCAGCTAATTCCGAGTACGTGTAGTATTCGTCAGCAGAACCACTTACCGTCTCAACATGGTCAAGGTTAGGCTTATGGGTGAGCTTCTGAACCTGATACCACTCGCCATCTTTTTCAATTAACTTAGTCGGTAGCAGTTCCACACGATCACCTCAACTTAAAACGGCAAGTCATTGTCCGTAATATCAATCTGGCCGCCATTATTTCCATACTGGTTTTGATTGTTAGCATATTTTTTATTATCGCTATTGTTTGAGCTGTGACCATTACTATTAGCACTTTGATGATGTTCAGATTCAGCACGTGATTCAAGCAATGAGAAGTTATCAACGACTACTTCAGTAACGTAAATACGAGTTCCCTGCTGATTTTCATAGTTTCTCGTTTGAATGTGACCATCAATTCCAATAAGTGATCCTTTATGTGTGAAATTAGTGAAATTTTCAGCAGCCTTCCGCCAGATGACGCAGTTAATAAAATCAGCTTCACGTTCTCCGTTTTGATTTGTAAATTGGCGATTTACAGCAATCGTGAACGTTGCAACCGCAGCACCACCATTCGTATAACGTAATTCTGGGTCTCTTGTAAGCCTACCAACTAAAACGCTTCGGTTAATCATGCCTTGTCACCCACCTTGCCCGTTAATTTTTCAAGTTGTTCTGTGATTAGCTTAATCAATGAATTTGCCATGTCATGACGCAATGTACCAATTGTTGTTAACCCCAGATATCCCTTCTGAACATCCTTTGCTGGTTTACCAGTAGTTTTAGCCATTTCGTTAAACAGATTAGTTAACAATTTTTGTTGATTATGATTGGCCTGTTCGAACTGCGGTGCACCATCATTTGCTGACTGACCATCATTATCGGTTTCAGAATTAACGCCAAACGTTGTACTCAATGAATATCGCCGTGCATAGGTCATGGCGCTACCGACATCTTGCGCTTTGCCACTTGTTTTGATTTCAGTCCATGATGATTCAAATTGATAACCGTCTTTGTGAAAGACAATTGTTCTAACCGATACAATACCAGCATTTGTCTTAGTATCTTGAAGCCAAGCCAGTCCTGTTCCTTTGATTCCTTCGTTGATAGCTTTAATCAAATCTTTTAACATAACATAATCATATTTTGTGCTTTTATAACTAACATGTCCGTTTTCTTTTGGTGCAACAACTTGCTGTTGGAATAATGCTAATGCACTAGCAAATGCTCCCATAGTCTTAGCTTCTTCAAGACTCATTAGTTCACCGCCTCAAATTTAATACCATTCTTTTTCATATATGAAGATAGCCCCCACATCTGATCTTTAGTGGCTGTAATTTTCAAAGTTCGAGTAAGGGACACTACTTCGCCGGTGTCTGTATCGACAATTTTACCGGTACTCGTTTCTTGCTGATGCTCTGCCGCCACTTGCTGTTTAAGCTCTCGCTGACGTTCACGTTCTTTGCCTGATTCAACTTGCCGGTCAATTGCCTGCAACAAGTACTGGACGTCCTGTCCTTGCTTCAACTGGTCAATCCATGGGATGGGATCAACGTCGACTGCTTGAGCATACTTGGTAATCATCGTTGTGGCAGTAGCCAACTTATCCTTGGCTTGCTTTACCACCGTCATCGACGATGCAACTTCTTGAGTGATTTGTTTGTTGCTGATGCTCTTATTCAGCCAACGAGGATCGAATTCAATTTCATCCACCCCAACGTCGTAATTGGGTGCCATTTCAGCAATCAAGCCCATCACGTCAGCTTTGCGTTGTTCACGGCGTTGAACCTCCAGCTCACCAAGCCCTTCATCAATCGGATCAATGATCATGTCGATGCTGGCTTCAAGCTTTTTTACCTCGGTTTCAAACTCACGTAATGGTTGATTATAATTTCGCTTGATTTCTTTGCGCCGATCATCAAGCGCCTTTTTGAGCTTGTTCAATTTGGCTCGCACTTGCTTGCTGTCAGTTACGTTATCTTCGGTAATTACTAAATTCGAGTAGCGCGATACATATTGCGCAATGGACGCTTGCAATCCTTCCAGATTATTGATAATGATTGGTACCGGTTGATAGTCCACCGTGTAGTCTGGCAGATTAATTAATTCATTCGTCATTATTCAAGCCCCCGTAATTCGTTCAATTCTGTTTCACTCTTATCCAACATCTTGTACAACTTGGCCAGCGATTCGCCATCACTGATCCAAACACTGTTAATAACATGCTTTAGAAACTTGATGTGATTGTTCACGATTTCTTCCATAACTACCGTCCTCGCTTTCTTAGCACTTGCAAACGAGACTGCTTTGGAATAGAGTAGATGTTGGTGCTGAACATTTCTTCTATTAGTCCATCGTTAGCCGATACTAGCGATGGCTTTTTTGCACTCGTTTCCAGTTGTTAACTGATAAAACTGATGCTTTTGGCATGATTATTCCTCCTACTTGAGCACTTGAATACCATTGGTAATAATCTCGAATTGTTGTCCATTTTGTTCAATTACAGCTACATCTTTTTGAGTGCGCAATGTGAACGGAATTTTTTTAATATCCACTACTTTGCCAACGCCGGCTTCTCGTATTAATTGGCCGCAACTATACTCAGCCTTGAAACTCACCCGATCGCCTACATGAACTTTCATGATCATTCCTCCATTTCTAATGCTTCTTGCCAATCAATGACATATCCGCCACCAGGACACTTGCTAACTGAAATATCTTCTTCTGATAGTGTGTTGATAACGCCGACACTAATTCCAGACTTGTTCCAGATGATTGAGTGATGGCCTGACAAACTAGCAACATTCATTTCACTTAGTAAATCATTTGCTTGTGCCTTGTCAGCATTGGCAACTAATTTATTGCCAAGTCCAACAAATGCATCTGTGTCTCTTACCATTACATTTCCTCCTTAAATTTCCCGTTAAATGGTTTAAAACGTTTTTGAATTTAGGTATTTTTCAAGTTCCTTACGTTCAATGCGTTTTAGTCTGCCAATGCTAGTTACCTTTAAACCGTCATTAATCATCTTATAGACTGTATTTACACTACCAATGTGAAGCTCTTCCATCACTTGCTGATAAGTAAGCCATTGAATCTCCGTTTTACTCATATCGTTTCCTCCTAAATTCCAAACCAGTTTCTAATCTCACGACGCTTGTACCATACGGATGTCAACGCCCAAGTTAATACCGCTACTTCTACCATGGCAATTCCTCCCAATGAGATTCCAAAAAGTCAGCCATCACGCTAGCCTTAAACTTCCAGGCGCTACCGCGTCCCTTGTGAATTATTTGACCTTGTTGCTCCATTCTGCCAATCTGTCGGCTGTATTTTGGATTTTCAATAATATTTTCTTTAATCCATTTAATCGATTTGTTTCCACACCGGTCACGTAAATCGTCCATTATCCAGGATCGCCCCAACAAGGATTGATCCAGCAATTTGTTATACGCCTCTTTATCAACTAATACGTATTGGTCCATGCTTTTAACGTGCATCGGAACTGCTGCCACTTTTAATGCTTGCATAATAGAGTCTCCTTTCTAATTTCATATTGCTAATCCTTCCATGCTGGCTGTTCAACTAATGGCATGATTCCCTTTGACTTTAAAAAGTCGTATAAGAACTTTTGCCCCACTTGTGTCCACTTCATCGTGTTACGTACCTGCTTGATGCCATCGCTATTCGTATACTCGTATGGTTCAACGTGCGTATAGCCTTCGTCTTGATACTTCGCGTACAATAGCCACGTTTTGCCTTGCTTGTATTGAATGCCTAAACCATGTAGCAACTTGTTAAACTCACGTGTCGAGTAACCGTAGTTCTTAGCAATCATTGAGATTGTTTCCAGTCCCTTGTTGGCTAACATGCTATCGGTGTAATCCGCCTTAGGCTTCAACTCCTGGATAACTAAGTCCTTTTGTTTGAGCTGGCTACCTGCCTTCAATAGCAAGTCGCCTAACGCGTCCTTGTCGTGCGTAATGTCGTAGGCTGTCTGGTCAGTCATGTAAACGCCATTCTTGCGGATGGACGGGAGCACGTCGTGAGTTACCCAATATTGGAATTTTTTAGCTTTCTTACTATTAGCCTTGATAGCCAATTCGTAAAATTGTGGCTCGGTGATGAAATCACCCGTGCCCACTTCTGGGCACGATAGATATTTTCTAACTCGATCCCATCTAACTACCAAATTTCCACTAGTTGCTAAGTGAGTAAGCCCAATTCCTACAGCAACCTGCTCAACATCGAATTCAATGTTGCCTTCTTCCGTTTGCCGAACTGGCAAATTAATATATCCATCTGTAAAGCTTTGTAATTGCTTCATTAGTTTTATTCCTTTCCTTTCATTGAATTCCTAAAATTTTGGCCATTTGTGACCGAATCCGTCTTGACTTGGGTTCGTTACCACCTTTGATTGCACGGTTAACTTGTGACGGTGTGACCTTTTCGGACTTAGTGGTAAGCATTTCAGCCATTTCTTTTTGAGAAATTTTGTGGCGGCTCAATGCAGTTTTGTATTTAATTTCAATTTCCAATGCGACATCTTCGATTGTTTGTTCTGGCATTTTTGTTCCTCCTTTGCATAATTTATTCATCAAGTTATTGACTTTAATTAAACTATAGTTTAATATTAAGGCATATTAAATAAGCAGTTCAAAGCCTACTAATACCGCAATTCCTCGCCAAAGTTATTGTTTTGATAGGCTTATGATTTGTTGCTTGATTACTTGATGAATTAATAATACAACTATAGTTTAATAATTGCAACCATTTTATAACTAAAGTTTATTTATCGTTCGTCAAACATGGGAGAAATACCATTATGACAATGTTTGATAGAGTAAAAGAAATCTCTAAAAAGAGAGGGTTAACCCTTGCCCAATTAAACGAAAAAGTGGGATTTAAACAGAATGTTATTTATTCGTGGAAAACAAAAACACCTTCTGTCGACAAGGTCAAAGCCGTTGCCGATGTTCTAAATGTTTCTGTTGATTACTTATTAGGTAATACAGATAACCCAGAGCCCTCCACTTCATCTGATAACTTGACAAAGAATCAAAAATTAATTGCCTACTCTATTGACCCAGACATATCAGATGAGGAACGTCAGGCCATAATAAATATGGTCAAGGAAGCAATGAAATTTCGTCGTAGACTGTAGGTGACCGGTATGACAGACTTGGAAAAGATTGAAGATATGTATCCACAACTTAAATTTTGGGGTATCGAAGTCAACAATCCACACTATCATGGCTGTATCGTCGGCACTGACGTCTATATCAATACTCTTCAAGATGACATTGATTGGCTTAAAACAGCATTACATGAGGCTTCACACTACGAAAATGATAGCGGCAACCTAACAAACGCAAGATTAGTGGAAGTATTACGTGCTGAAGGATATGCTGATAGGCAATCTATACGGAGTTTCAATATTATGTTTGGATAACTTATAGACCAGATACGGATGTCGGTAAAAGCTGAAATTTATTGGAGGTATTGTGTTGTGTCAAAAAAAATAAAGGGAGCAGACGGTCAAACCTATAAGATGGTAAGCCCATCAAATAATGAGGTCAGAAAAAGGACTATAGAAATAGTTTTATCTGTAGTTAGTATGATTGTTTCCGTCATCTCGCTAGCATCTGGTTTTGGAGCGGCTGCGTTTGTCGATGCTTTCGGTGGCGGTGGTATTTATACAGGAAAACTAGTTCTAGGAATCCTGTTATCAGTTCTCGCTTTTTCTTTTGTCTTCTTTCTAAACAAAAAGCATACTTTATTTAGCTGGGCAATAATCGTTGTCGGCATTATCCTACTATTACTTTGTGGAGATTTCGGTATTGCTGGCGGAATCATGTTTATTATTACTGGGATTATTGCACTTATTAGAAAGTAGGGACTGAAATGGCTAAAAAAATTCAAGATGAAAACGGGAATACTTATGTAGCAGTGAAACCATGGTACAAGAAATGGTGGATCTGGGTTATAGTTGTAATTCTAGTAATTTTTGGAATTGCTGCGTTTACCGGCGGATCAGATGATTCTTCTTCCAAAACTACGACCACCAGTTCAAAAGCAACTGCTCACAAAACTACGACATCCGAAACTAAGCCTGCCGCAACAGCTTCAAAAACTATCAGCGTTGACTATGATTCATACAATGTAGCAAATGAAAAGACATATAAAATTAATTATTCAGATACATCATGGAACGCAGCCACTGTTAAAGTTGATAAAGTAACGGTCTACAAATTAACCCATTCGTATAAATATAAATCAGCAAATGATGGTACTTTCCAAGCTTCTGGATTTGTTCGTATTCACTTTGTAATTTCGCCTACTAGAGACATATCCATCTATCCAACACAAGGGACGGCAATTTATAGTAACGGTGAACAACATGAAGCAGATTCTTTAGAATCGTGGGACGGTGACATCGCCAAAGGTGCTACAAAATCTGGAAATGTAACCATTCCTGTTAAGAGCTTAGATTCCACTTCGTCACTAAAAAGTATAAGGTTTAAGTTTGATGCCAATTATGACACCGATAATATGGATGATAACAATTCTGATAAGACCTTCGATATCACGTTAAATATGTAAAATGTTTTTAGCCCGTTACCAGCCTAGCGGGCAACATGCGAGCGTAGTTCAACGGTAGAACAACAAAAGTCATACAAGGTTCCCTGCTTTCAACAAGCATCACGCAGGTTCGACTCCTGCCGCTCGCGTTGACCAGATACGGATGTCGCTAAAAGCTGGGGAATTTGGAGGAATTATTGTAATGGGACTACTAATAATGATCGTCATCTTTCTAGCACTATGGAAGATATTAGGAACACTAGGACACATCTTTTTACCAATATTGGCCGTGCTATTTATCATGGCAACCTGGATTCCTTCACAAGCAATCGTTATGGTAATTTGGGTGCCAATCGCGATATTATATTTTATCGGCTTTGCCGGGGATAAACATGTTAAGTAGAACTAGTATAAACATATTTTAATCGGGGGAAAGTCATGGAATTGTATGTAGGAACGTACAGCACACACGTGTTCGACTTTACCATTGCAATTGGCATCATTTGCTTCATAGCGCTAGTCGTCATGTTAGTTTACTGGATTCATAAACGAAAGTAGCACCCTCGCCCACTGCCAGCCTAGCGGGCAACATGCGAGCGTAGTTCAACGGTAGAACGTGTCCACTCCAAATAGAGTTCCCCTGCTCTTAACACCTACTATGCAGGTTCGACTCCTGCCGCTCGCATTTTACGTTAATAGCAAATAATTATGGAGGCACCTATGAATATTGATATCACAAAACTATTAGATTGGGGATTGATAGTACTATCTCTTTACTTAGTTGTGGATACACTTCTGCAAACAAATCATAACAACCCCTACAACATGTTTATAATAACCCTCAAATTAATAGTTGCCATCATCGTGGGATTGTTTGGTATGTACACAACTTTTTACAACATCTATTGAAACTTCTGTTAATATGCGAGCGTAGTTCAACGGTAGAACAATGTTCCAAGTCTTGAAGCCCATTCTTTCTTGGAGTACTATGCAGGTCCGACTCCTGCCGCTCGCGTTGACCAAATACTGATGTCATTAAAAGCTGACTTGTTTGGGGGTGATTAATATGACATATTTTGATCCTGACGAAATACTTCAAACAAAAGAAGAAGCTTTAGATTACATGGAAGTGCATGGCATTATGACAGATGCCACCTTTCCGAAGCTTAATGATACGGGAAACACTGATAAACACATGGCTCCTGTTTACAAATATCTTAGAGAAAATGGTATGTATATACTTCACACTGGTTTCTATGATAGAACATTTAATTTTGGTGCAATATACTTTATGTTTGATGCAAATCGCTTTGATTATCAAACTGCACCAGCTGAAGTTAAGAAGATTTTGAAAATTTGGTCAAAGTTTCAATCTAATTAAACTAAAAAGCACATCTCCACCGGTCAAAGTTTGAGATGTGCTTATTAAGGAAGTGATAGTGATGAACAGTAAAGATCCAAAACCAGTACGCATTGGTAATAAACCATTACACGAAAATCGATCAATACGAAAGCCAAATACTTCTAAAGCAAAACCTAATCCCGGTTCCTCAAAGCCGGCCAAGAAGTAGCAAAAGTTAGTATAAAATGACATAGCTTTTTAGTCTGTTTTTGTAATCAATAATTATTGAATTTTTATCATCATTTTGATACTCGTCACGAGCCTCAGCAATAGTGAATACTCGTTCATCTTGTCCATAGAGTTCAACTTGCTGATTGCCTTGATCATCTACATTTCTAACATATCCAGATGAAATGTAGTTATCATTAAAGTCAAATATGATAAGAAACTGTTCTTTTTCACCATCTGGGATCTGAGACAGTACGTGTTCCATAGTCCCTTGATTGTCATACAAGTTCATGTTTAATTCATCAGCAATTTTAGGTGCAAACTTGTTGTAACAAATAAAAATCACAAAGTAAATGGCAGTGACCACTATCGACACTAGCATCAATGCACCTAAATTATCGTTCCATTTAAAATATGGCAGTAGCCAATATTTAGTTGCGATTGAGGAAAATGCCGAGTTAATCAACGATAAGAATATTAGTGTCAATTGCCGATCGGTCTCACTGTAAAAATTAAAAAGCCCAAATGGCCTTAATAGAATGTAAGATACGAAGCCTGGAACTAAATAGACTAATCTGTCCATAGTCATGTGTCTCCTAACTAATTGTTTAGTGTTAGTATACAGCGAACAAGCGTTTGCTACAAATCAAAAAGCACATCCCCTCCCGCCAAGAAGTAAGATGTGCTACCAATAAAAGCCAGTGGATTACTCCGCTCTTTTTACATACATAATATTATCACAACTAAGGAGGTGATGCCTACAAGTCCTTAAAATTCTACCCGCCTAGGTGAAATTTAAGGAGGAAATTAAAATGGCAAGTATTAAAAAGAAAAATGGCAAATGGGCTGTTCGTGTTAGTTACTATGATGAGTTTGGCAAACGGCACTTTAAAAATAAGAGTGGCTTTTCTCGTAAAAAAGAGGCTGAACAGTGGGCGACTAAATTGGAACAAGCTAAGTTTGACCAATCCATAGGGAAAACTGACACAACGACAGTCTTTACAGATTACTACGAGAAATGGTTAGAAACTTATAAATTTGGCAAAGTTGCACGAATTACAGAGCAAGAATATCGATATACTCTTCGTCAAATTGTGGAGCTACTACCCAATATTAAACTATCGTCAATGACCAGGTTACGTTATCAACAATTTATTAATGAATTTGTGCACGGTAATACTAAGCAGCGTGCACAGCGACAACTGGCAGATGATCAACCATATCACAGCAAATCATCTGTTGAAAAATTGCATGGCCATATTCATGCTGCAATTATCGATGCTGTAGCCGATAATTTAATAAAGACTGATTTCTGTTTGCATGTTGAATTAGGTGGCCACGCTGGTAAATCTGCGCAACTAAAATACCTTGACGCAAAAGACATGCAAACACTAGCTATCGAAGTCAATAAAAACATCAAGCTAATTTCTACTGGAAAATCAATGATCTATACTGGCCTACTAACTGGTATGCGAGTAGCCGAAGTTTCTGCTCTGACTTGGACTGATATCGATTGGCAAAATAAGACTATCCGTGTTAATAAGTCATGGGATTATGTTTATGGCCAAAAATTTAAGAAAACAAAAACTGAATCTAGTATTCGTACAATAACTGTAACTGACGATCTTTTAAACCATCTTAAAACACTTCATGCTTTACAGATGGCAGCTAAATTGGATAACCCAGATCATCTAGTTTTCATGAACAAGCGTGGTCGTATCCCATCCCCTGGAGCGTGTGATAACTTGCTTAAAAAATACTCCGATTCATTGGGAATTAAGCGGATTAGTTTTCACGGGTTGCGGCACACCCACGCTAGTTACCTGCTCTATTGTGGCGTGAAGATGGAATACATTTCCAAACGGTTGGGCCATAAGAACAGTTCCATCACTCGTAACGTCTACGCTCATATGATTAAGGAAGACCAACAACAGGAAGAAGAACGGACCTTAAAAGCACTCTCTCAGGTCAATTAA